GGAGCCCCGCCGCGACCGCCGCGCCACGTTCGATGGCGGCGACCTGATCGATGCGCTGGGCCCGAGCGAACGGCCCGAGGAACTCGATCACCACCTCGGCCTTCTGCCCGTGCGCCTCCTCCCAGGTCTTGACCGATGCGGGCTTGTCAGGAAGCGCCCCCTGCCGCGCCATGATGCCGAGCGAGGTGCGGACGATGCGCGCGACGAGATCGACCTCGATGCCGCCGAGCGTCGGGCCGAGCGCCCGCTGCATGAGGTCATACCGGATCTGCGCCTCGGTGGCCGACATCTGGGGGCTGTCCTTGAGGCGAAGCTGGTCGATCCGGTAGAGCCTGCGAACCTGTTCGCGGAGGTCGAGGATGAACTGGTAGGCGAGCTGCACCGAGCCGCGCGTGAGGAGCGGCTTCACCCCCTCGATGTCGTCCACCACGTTGACTGCGCCAGGGCTGTGGTCGAGGTCACCGAGGAGCCCGCGCAGCGTCGTCAGCATCGGCGGGTCGATGTCCTTCTCCAGCGAGGTCAGCGTGGCCGCGAGGAGCGCGTTCAGGTACTTGATCGTCGGCAGCGCGACCGTCGTCGGACTGTGGCCCCACCGGCTGTTCGCCGTGAGCCGCCACCTGGAGATGGCCCCCGGCATTTCGTAGTAGCCGCCCTCGACGCCGATGCGCTCCCCGTTGGAGAGCAGGAAGTAGACCGAGCCCCAGGGGCGGTCCACCGGCTCCATCACCTCGGGAGGAGCCTCGGGCTCGGGAGCGCGCTCGGGGACGTTCCGCCCCTCCATCCTCCCCTTCAGCATCATGCGGCGATGCCGCTTGTGCAGCTCGCGCTGCGCCTCCAGCTCCTCCATGCGCCGCTTGCGAGGGAAGATCGCGAAGATGACCTCGAAACGCTCGGTGGACCCGCTCTCCGCAGCCTTCCGCAGCACCTCGGGGATGATGCCCTCGCCGTACATCTCGATGTCTTCGTGGAAGCGGTGCATCACCTGCCCGCCGGTCCACGCGCGGCGACGGTAGAGGTACAGCGGCTGCCCGTCCGAATCCTCCTCGAAGTACAGCTCGCGGAGCGGGACCGTCTGGTGGTCGAGCCCGCGCCACAGCGCCGAGTTCCTGGGCTCGGTGATGACACAGGTCGTGCCGGGACGGACGAGGTCCGAGAAGGCGATGCCCGCTTCCTTCTGGAGGTCGCTGGCCTCCAAGGCATCCGCGAGCGCCGAGGTGACGTTGTCGCAGTACTCCTGGGCCTCGATGTCGTCCTTGAGCCCCTTCGCCTGGAAGCGGAGCCGCAGCCAGCTCGAATTCGCGGGGATGATCCCGGCGTGGCACGCCGCCGCCATCTCCTCGGAAGCGTCCACGGCGGTGGAGTCCCAGACATCAGGCTTGCGCCACTCGACCCCCGACTCGGCGGTGCTCTCGCCCTGCCGCCGCGAGCTGCCGAACGGGTCCACGAAGGTGTCGATGTCGTCCCAGATGCCCTCGACCGTCGTGCGCTCGGAGATGAGCCCATCGATGCGAGGCTTCAGCTCGCAGTTGCAGTCCACCGTCTGACGCATCCCAGGCTTCATCGATACCTCCCAAGGCTTCTCCGGACGCGGAGATTAAGCCGGAACTCGTCGGGGTTGGCAACCGGGATGGCTGCGCGATCCTCCCCCTCCCCGACGCACAGGTACTGCAACGCCTCCGCGACATGGCTGAAGCGGTTCTTGTCGGGCACATCGCGGAACCGCTCGTCGCCGGTCACCTGGATGCGCTTGTAGCAGTAGCCTCCCGCCATCGCCTTGCGGAGCTGCTTGCACCGAGGGTCGATGACGAGGCTGGGCCTGCCCTTGAGCGTGAGCCGCGTCAGCCCCCGCGCCACCGCCTCGCGTCGGCGGATGAAGTCGTTCGTGGGAGCCGAGCGGAGCATGAGCCCCACCGAACGCATGATGTCGAAGGGCGTCTTCTCATCAGTCTGCGCCCGCTGATCCCCGGCGGGATCGCCATGCCCCCGCACCTCCCCCGGCATCTCCAGCTTCAGCTTGCGGACGAGAGTCTCCCCGAACTGGAGCGCGCCCATGTCCTCGCTGACCAGCTCATCGAGGATCTGGAGCTGCCCGTCGCTGGGGTCACGCTGCCCGATGACGGCGGCAGGCGTGAGCCCGAAGTCCTGGCCGAGCAGCACCGGGCCGAACTTCTCGTTCCGCAGGCACGCCTGGACATGGATGGTGTCCCTCCACTCCGGATAGACCGGCTTGCCGTCGCGGACATAGCCGTACTGCCCGTCAACGTAGACCTTGACCCACTCCGCGTCCTTGCCGTGGCAGAGGTTCTGGTAGTAGCCCTCGGGCAGGAACTGGAGGTTCTCCGCGTCAGGCTCCCGTCCTCCAGGCTGACGGAACAGCTCGAAGCCCTCGGGGCGCTCCTCCTCGAAGATGCGGTAGATCCAATGGTCGGTGTCGGGCGGGTTCGTGTCGAGCCAGACGCCGAACCACGGCTTCGCCCCGGCGGCGAAGTTCTTCTTCGCGGGGTAGCGCCCGACGCGAGACTGAATCATGTCGAACGCCGCCTTCGACAGCTCCTTCCCTTCGTTGAGCCACGCCCAGGTCAGCTCCAGCGAGAGCAGCTTGCGGATGTCGTCAGGGCGGTCGAGAGAGCGGAAGAGCACCTCGCTCTCGATAGGGCCGTTGCCGTCATCGAACTTCATCACGAACTTGTTCTCATTCTCCACCCAGGTGCCGCACTCGCGAGGCACCCACTCCTCGAAGGTCTTCCGCGTCGTGTCGCGAAGCTCGGGATAGGTGTTCCGGACGATGACTCCGCGAGTGCGGCGGACTCCATCTCGACACGGGACCGCCGAGCACGCTCGACGCAACGCCTCGACGGCGCACGCCGAGGACTTCCCCGAGCCGAGAGGGCCGATGAGCGCACGAACACGGGCGTTCGACTTCAGGAACCGCTTGGTGGTCTTCGAGGGCGCGTACCGGACCTGGACGGAATCACTCATCGTCGCCGCCCATGTCGATCACGACAGTCACCCGCCGCGCGCCGTCGAGCTGCAGCTCGGTGCCGAACAGCTTCAGGTGCCGCCCGAGCATCTCCAGGGCGCGCAGCTTGTCCGCGAAGCGCAGCTCCGGACCACCCTTCCCCCACTTCAGCGAGGAGAGCGCACGCCGAGCGGACTCGGGCATCATCGCCACCGGCAGGAGCTGGCCCTGCGCGTCGAAGAACTGCGCCGGGTCGAGGAAGGCGAGCCGCTTCAGCTCCTCCAGCACCTCGGTCGCCTGCACCTGGACCGTCGCCGCCCGCGCCTTCGCGGCCTCCGCGATGGCTTCGTAGATCGCCGCGTCCTTCATCAGCCGCGCGGCGGCGCTTCCCTCCCGGTATCCCGCGCGGCGAGCCGCCGCCGAGGCGTTCAGGTCGATCAGGTACTCCTGCACGAACCGTTCCTGCTTGGGTGTGAGCACGCTTTGCCCCACCTTTCCTCCCCCGCACGGGGGGATTTTAGCTGCCCTACCTCACGCCAGCGACAGGTAGGGCAAGAGGTAGGGCAGGCACTTTCTCGAGTTTTTCCGCCATGTTGCCCTACCTGCCCTACTTACCCTACCTTTTTCCTATATCTAGTATATGTACAGTACTATACTGTACATATATACAGTAGTACTCTCTCTTCTCTACTACCTATTACTAAAAGGTAGGGTAGGTAGGGTAGGTAAGGCACCGAGGCAGGATCACTCGCCTTTTTTTCTGCCCTACCTTCTGCCCCACCTTGCCCCTGCCCTACCTTTCCAGCTTCGTTTCGGCGGCTCCATCCGCCGTGTCGGCCTCACCGACGACATCCTCCAGCTCCATCGGGACCGCCTGGGGCCAGCGAGGGCTCGACCACCGCCACGCCCGCGCCCCGTGAACCATCGCACGCTGGCGGCGCAGCCCGAGCCGCTTCAGGCATTCCGCCACGCGCATCGAGAGGTCACGGCGCTCGACGCCGAGCCCGAGCCGGGAGATGACCTGTCCCACCGTGAACGGGTGCGGCTTCACCTCCTCCACGAAGGCCGCGATCTGCTCTTCGAGCGAGTCCACCTGATACCTGGACTCCTGCTCCCCGAGCAGCTCGGCTTCCCCGTCCTCCCCGGAGTCGAACCACCACTTCTCCCCCCGCTCCAGGCGCGCCACGGCTTCCGCCATGAGGCGATCCCGGTTCTCCACCACCCAACCCACCTCCAGCCGCCGCTCGACGCGCACGGGCCAAAAGCGGCGCGCTCCGGTGGGGTCGGTGAGGTACTGGTCGTCGTTCGTGGAGCCCACGATCACGAAGTGCCGGGGCATCACCACCGCCACCCTCCCAAACGGGGGGCGGTAGCGGTCGGACCGGCTGGAGAGGAACGCCTTCACGGTTTCCCGCTCGGCCCGCTTCATCTCCGAGAGTTCTGCCAGCTCGGTGATCCAGGAGGTCTGGGCCACGATGGCCCCCTCCTTGCTGCTCATGTCGATCCGCGAGTCGGTGAAGTAGCCCTCGCCCGCGATGGCGTCGAAGAGGCTCGACTTCATCATGCCCTGCGCGCCTTCGAGGACGAGCACCGTGTCCACCTTGCAGCCGGGACGCAGCGCGCGAGCGACGAGGCTGATCCACCACCGCAGCCCGATGCGGCGCGCGAGCGGCGTGTCCTCGCACCCCACCTTGCCGAGCCACAGCGAGAGCCGGTCCTTGCCGTCCCACGGCGGCAGCGCGCGGAGGTAGTCCTGCACGGGGTTGTAGCGCGCCTGGAGGGACGCCTCCTCGATGGCCTGCCAGACCATCGCGATGGGCGGCTCGGTGTCCCACCGCAGGAAGGCGCGGAGCTTCTCGGCCACCGCCGCGATGCCCTCGCCCTCGAAGGGCTTGCCGTCCAGCTCGACGCGGCAGGCGAAATCGTTCTTGCGGAAGCGCCCGGTCCACGCCGGGTGCTTCGCGAGGACGAGCGCCATGTTGTGGACCCCGTAGACCGCTCGCGTGGAGGTCGAGTCCTTGCGGGCCTCCACGATCACCGAGATGCCGAGGTCGCGCCAGCTCGCCTCTGCCGTGGCCTGTGCCTCACGGTCCTCGGCCTTCACCTCCTTGAACTCCTGCGCCGCGTTCTGCGCCTTCGCGCAGCACCGAACGATGTCGTCCCACGTTGCCTGGATGCCCTTCTCCGAGGCTCCGCTCGCTTCGTACCAGGGCGAGTCGGTGACGAGGGCGAAGACCTCCTCGGGCAGGAGCCCGCCCGCCGCCGCCTCGACGTAGAGCTTGAAGCGCGCCGCGCTGCGGTCGGCGGCGGACGCGGCGGACATCTCCTCCAGCTCGCGCTTCACCCTGGGCGGCACGCGCGCCGCCTCGACGGCGACATCCCCGAGGTCGGGGGCAGGGCCGGTTTCGACGCTGATGCCGGTGGCGCGGATGCCCGCCGCCTTCCAGACCTGGGCGACCTCGGCACTCGCGTCCCCGTTGAT